TTGAGTTGGGTTTGTTCCCTGCTCATAAATACCATAGGCTTCAAAACCTCTATCTAAAAAAGTTATAGTCCCACCTACTTGTGTTCCACCTCCATTTACAAGTGAATAGTTTTTTAATTCGGTTTCTATTAGAATAGATTGAGTTACAAAGTTTGATTTATATTCTATTTGTAAATAATCTCTAACTAATTCTGATATATCAAAATATGCAGTTGTACTTGATTCTACATTTTTTGTCAATGTATAAATAGGTGTTGTAGCCTGATTAATTTTAATTGTGCATACAGTAGAAAGAACTCCTGTTGCAGGGATTTCTATGTATTTGAATTGAGGGCTTCTTAGTGCTATATCTGCCATTTTTTATTTTTTTTGTCCTAGTATTATTGAATTATCTATATCTTTTACAAAACCTGCGTATAATTCCTTTGAAAGCCTTTCTATTCCTTTTTCAAATGGTTTAGTAAAAAATAAATTTGCTTTTAAACCTTTATTATAGATGCTCCTAGATATTAAAAAAGTCATAGTTTCATAACTCATAAACCTACCTTTCTTATCCCTAAATTGAAACCGTTTTTTTTGTAACCAAGTATTTATCCCTTTTCTTAGACCACCTTTTAGTCCTGTGCCACTACCATATTGAAATTGAGATAGTGCAGCCTGTGTTTCAGGATAAGTGCTGCTTATACCTTTTACACCTTTATCTACGAACATTCCGTAGTCCTCCATTAAAAAGTCTACTAGGAATTGATCTGTACTTTCTAGTATATCGTAATTTAAAGAATTGTATAAATTACCTCCGCCTTTTTTATCTTTTGTAAGGTTTGTTCGTGCCTGTTGTATAACGTATTTGGCATATTGCTCTAAAGCATCATTTAAATTTTTATAGCCATTCATCAGCAAATGTAAATATCATTATAGATTTGTATGTCCATTGTTGCAGTCCACCCTGCTAATTGATTTTCAAACCTATCATAAAAAGGGCTTAAACTAGGGCTTCCATTTAGTTGATACATATCTGTATGCAGCTGACCCATTCTAAGTCTTTGAGTAAGTCTATTTAATACCGCTAGTTGTGTGTTTAAAATATTCTGTACATCATTGTTACCTGTAAAAATATCTGTTGTTTCTAGCTTTGATTGGTTTACAATATCACAAGCTAATATGCTTATATTAAAATCTAAGGTTTGCTCATTTACTGTAACATTGTTTACAATAATATGACTAAGTGGAAATATATCTTGTTTATTAAGATTTACGTCTGTGATGTCGCCTGTAGTAACTGTGTTTACATTTACATCATTTAGCAGTTCGTTTTTTATGGTTTCAGTTAATTGGTAAAACCCTCTTACTCCTTGATTGCTCATTTAAATTTCTTTTTAATCTGTTGTGCTTCCATTTCGTTTTTATCTTTCATAAAGGATAGCATCATAAAACATTCGTGCATCTTTAATTTAGTGATATTTTCAAATCGTCTAATGTCTCCTTGAGCGAGTCCAAAAATTGATTGATACCAACCCCATTTTCTTGCAAATTGAGATACTGTGTCAAGACTTCTGTCTCCCCCTCCTCCAAAGAGTTCGTCATAACTTGAGATAATTCTAGTCCTAAATTCCACAAAAAAAAAATTGATGACAAAACTGCATCCATAGGCATATCTAGTAAAGCATCTGCATTTTCTATTTGATATTCTTCAATACTATATTTATCTTTTAAAGAAACCAAAATTGGTCTGTATAAAACATTCATTGCTTTTTCCATATTATCCCAATCTCCTATGAAATTATCTAAATCAATATATTCTCCTAGCAGTAAATCGTCTAATTCAGGGTGGAAACCGTACTCTGTACCATTTAATTTAAATTTTGATACTAGACTAGGCTTTTGACTAAATAAGTCGCTTAGGACTGTTATTATGTCGTTTGTGTCTTTTAACCTCAACCTAACTACATCTTTTAGATCTATGTTACAGAAAATTTCAATCATCTTAGCATTTATAAACCTATCTTCAGTTTCACTTTGTTGTATCTTTAAAAACCTTTTATACTGTCTTAAAGTAATTTCACTTAATGAATTTGGTATTTTAATTTTAATTGCCATATTAGTATAACGTATTTTATTTAGTTTTTTATTTGAATAAAGATAATAAAAAAAAGGTAGCCATTTCTGACTACCTCAACAAAGCTACAAAAGTAACTACTGCACAAAGAATATTTTAGATCATACTTGCCTCAAAACAAGTTCCTGAACAATAACCCTCATCTTTTTCTAGTGGCTTACCACATTCTGAACATTCATATTCCTTTTGTTCGTGTGGGTTTAAACAATCGTACCATTCCATATCTTAAATATTAAAAATTAATCCTGTTATCATTCTTAAAATAAAATAGCTTGGTGCTATTATGATAATTAATGTTTGTAATTTTTTCATCTGTTCTGTTATTATAATTTAATATTGTTTTGCGTATTGTTTTGCTGAGTTTAATTTAAAGAAACTTAAATTATTTTCTATTACATCATCCCCTTTCATAATGGTTAAGTAATACATATTCCCTTCTCCATTGAAAGTTTCCAAATCAATGTAATAATTAAATCCTTCTAATTTAGATTCCCAAGTGTGATTTGATGTTTTTGTAAAAGTCATTTTGTTCTGTTTTTAATTATACATTTGATTAAGTTCAAGTTCACATTGTATATTGTGAGCATATCTTGAATACTTGTACCCTTTACTTACATACTTATCGGTTTCTGTATCATAAACCTTAAATAAGTCATTTTCTATATGTACTTCGTATCTTTCCATACACCAAATATAACATTATTTATTTAATTAACAAAAAATTTAATAACTTTTTTTTATTTATTTTTAATGTAATGCGTATTTACCAAAGTTTGGTTTGCTTAATACTGAATAAGTAGCATATCTGATAGCATCGATAATATGGTTATTTTTATCAATAGGCTTATTAATCATTTTACCGCTTCTATCTTCTTGCCATTTGTAGTTCCTAAATTCCTGTATAGCATTATGGCTATCCTTTAAGATATGTATTTTAAATCGTTTTAATAAATCTATTCCTGCATTTATACTATCAGCACCTTTTAAACTTGGTCGTACATTCCAACCCATTCTGCGAAGTTCTTCAATTAATCTAGGCTCTGCACTGTCAAAATAAATAGTTTGTCTTTCTATTCCAATTTCTTTCCATTTTTTGTGAATGTCTATTGTAGTCATTTGTGTTTGATACAAGTGTTCCTGAATATAAAGGTCGTAATCTTTTCTATAAACAGAAACTGTAGTAGTTGGATCATTCGTATATCCTGCATCTGCTCCATAGCTTATAAATTCTACATCATCAGGAATTTGATTAACCTCTACATAACTAAATATAGTTGATTTACTAATTCCTTTTATACCAAGTCCGTAGATTTGCCAATATTGTTCGTCAGTATATTTTAGCCTTTCAATTTCTTCCTTAATGCTATCGCTAAGGAAACTGTTATCCAAATAAGTAGTAATATTAAAATCGGCATCTTGTCTTGGTATTACCTTGTCATAAATCCAATGGTACTCGTCCGACGGATTGAAGTCAAGAATTATTTTTTCGTCTGTCCTAAATACTAGCTGCTGCCAATCTTCGTAATCTAGTTCGTTAGCTTCATTAATAAAAAGTAAATTTCTTTTTCTACCTCTAACTTTTTGCGGTTGATCTAAAGAAATAAATTCAATTAAATTTCCATTTAGCTTGTACTCGTGATTTGATTTATTATGATTAGCTTCAAAGTAGCAATTATGTATTTTTAATATATCCAAAAAATCCCTCATTACAGATGCACGTACTGACGGAAAAGTTTTCCTACATATTGTTATTGTCTTCCCTGTATTCTTTAATGAATAGTGAAATATAATATACAATAGGATGTTAAAAGTTTTTCCCGATCTTGTGCCTCCCTGTTCTATTGATATTTTTTTATCTGTTTCTAACAGATGCTCAAAAACAACGTTAGTCTTTATTTTCACTTTTTATTATTTCAATTTCAAAGTGTGTAGGCATTCCGTCTGCTCCTGTAATTTCCTGTCTTTCTACATAACCACGTTTTTTTCCTTTTGTCTTTAAATAAAATATCGTTGCTGCAGTTGAATTTTCAGAAATCTGTTTGTGTAATTGACTTTCTGCGAAGTCTAAAGCTACATTCTCTATTTCCTGTACTGCCATTGCAAACATTTCATCTTCTTTTAACCACTTGTAATATGTACTTCTAGGTATATCTGCTTTCTTACAAGCTACCGTAACAACCCCTAGACTTTGTTCTAGTGCTGCTAATAATGATTCCTTTTTTATGTGTCTACTTTCGTTCATTTTATTTTTTTATTTATGTAATCTTTTGCCACAATATCCACAAAGATCATTAGTTTGATCATCTATATTATTTAATGTTACATTAAACTTTTTTCTTTTTTCTTCATTTAGATATTTAAATCTTTCAATCATTGACATCTGTAGTATGTTTTTA